ATATGCAAACCGCACATATCACCGTAATAATCCTGAAAGGTAGCCTTTACCAATCGGGAAAGTTCACGTGCTTTCTTAAAGGTTCTATCGTGGCACACGAACTGAATGGTCTGCCTTACAAACCCCGTGTCCCCTTGGAGCGCTGAATCGTAATTGCTTATGATAGGGCTATATACGATTGAGGGCAAGGGAGCGTTTTCGGGAAGGACGCTCGGATAGACCCTATCCTTAATAAGCGCCACGATTTTCTTGTTGGATAGTAATTTTTCATATACCGCTTGACAGATATCTTTCATATTTTTCTACCCACCGCCCTTGAGATTTCTCGCACGATTTCTTCGTTGATTTGGTTTATATTTTTATCCACAGCGTTGCGTAAAAAGGGATTTGCGGGTCTGCCTCTTGCGCCAAGTTCAACGTGCGTTCCGTATTTCAGGCTTTTATCGTAATCGACCTTAACAGTAGCTTTTGTAGCCGTAGCCTTATCTTTTTCAAGACGGAGGCTCTGTTTTAATGCGCCCGTATCCTCGGGGCAATTACGCCGTGCATCTTCAAGTGCGATTTGCCCGCCTGCTTCAGCACCCTTCATCAGAACAGATGATGCAGCATCCTCCATCGATTTCAGTTCCTTCGCAAGGGCACTCGCTCCTTCCACCGCCACTTTCACCTTTTTCTGCTTCGCACTGTAGCCCATCCGATACCATCTCCTTTGCCGTGATTATCGTCCACCTATGCGAGGTGGTAAAATCCCCAACCGCTATAATTTCGTAGGTTTTATCTGCGTATTTTAAGCGGTGCATAACATCGATTTTAGGGTTGTACCGCAAAGTGATTTTCGTTATATGCTCGGCTTGTACTTGCTGCGCCTGCATAAACTCCGTACCACTACTTGGCTCGATTTTTGCCCATAAACGGCATACGTCGACCCACTCTCCGTCCTCACCGCCGTAAGCATCACGCTCCACAACGAATTTCATAAGCGTAATGCGCCGATTCAGTTCGCCAATCGTCATTAGAACCTCTCCTTGCGATACGCAAAAAGCATACGTCTTACAAGGTCAAGGGTCGTAGCAATATCCACGCCTTCCTTGGTCTTGCTTATTTGCCTCTCTTCGTATAGCGTGCCTACAAGTATCAGCATTGCCTGATATACAGTTTCGGGGATTTTGTCGAAATCTGTCAGTTTTTTACGCATAACCTCTTCCACAAGTTCTTTTGCGGTAATGATTAAGGAGGACACAAGCGTATCCTCCTCATCTCCGTCTATGCGTAAAAAATCCTTGGTTTCCTTAAGGTCAAGCATTTCTCTTTGCAAGAGTTACGAAAGGCGAAACGCTTGCAGAACCCTTGTAAGGCGCGAGAGGCTTATTCCAAATAGGCTTACCATCAACACGATAAATGAAACGGAATACCGACTCATCGTAAAGGAAACGAACGTGGATAGACGATGCCGCCTTCACGCCGCCCTTGTCGATAAGAAGGTACTGACCGACGTCGGCAAGAATGATATCACCGACATCACCCGCCGCAGAACACTGCTCAAGCGGAACAACGGGCCTGCCGAAGAGAGTGCCGTAAGGCTTTTCGGAAAGACCGCCTGCGGGGATATACACGGGCTTATCTCCAACCTTGAGGGTGTAAAGATAAGGCTCAAGTTCCTGATTGATGTACCATACCGCATTGCCACGGGAACGGCTCCAGAGTCTGTTCCACATCTTGATGAGGTTCTCAACGGTGATGATGTCCGTCTGGTCTTTCTCGGTGGCAACGGTTACGGCTGCGCCACTGTTAAGGATACCGAGAGGTTCACCTTCACCCGTACCCGCAAGGATGGCATCGTCAATCTTGAAACCGAACTCCTCGGCAAATGCCTGACGGATAACCGCTTCAAGTGCCGCCGCATCCTGCAAGAGTTCATCGGTTGCGTAGCAAAGACCCGTGAGCTTTTTAAGGGAAAGCTCCATCTGTCTGAACTTGGGCTTGGAAGCGGTAAGTTCATCAGCCTCACCCTCCCAATAAGTCTGCACACCACCCCAACGAGAGCCGTTAGCACGGGACTCTTCGTCAACGGCATTGATTTTAAGGCCGTTTGCGTTGGTGCTGATAGGGATTTTCTTAACCTTGGATGCAAGGATACCCGTTTCATAGGTACGCTTTAAAAGCTCGGTTACGAAATCCTGCTGAACAAGGAAACCGCCGTCAGAGGGCGTGGTCTCGTTAAGCCCCATAGCCGCACGGGTGGAAAGTCTTTCGTCAACGTGACCGCCGGGCATTGCCGCACGATACGCTGCAAGCAACTGCTCACCGAAGGACGTAAAACGCTTTTCCTCGGTTTTAGAGGGAGTAGCCTTTACCTCGGGAGTTTCAACGCTTCTTTCCTCGGGTTCGATAGCGAGGAGTTTTTCAGCGCGGTTGATGGACTCGTCCCAAGAACGAATTTCATTTTCGTACTTGTCGATTTCCTTCTGCTCGTCCTCGGTAAGGAATCTGTCCTCCGCCTCGGACTTGGAGAGAACCGCCATTGCCTTAAGGCGGGCATCCTCTCTCTTGGCTCTCATTTCGAGAATTTTCTTCATTGTCATAGTTAATGACCTCCATTAAATATTTTTAAATTTTGTTTTTAAGGCGTTGATTTTTGCCTTGTTTTTTGCGTTGCGGGCAGCGTTTTCGTGTTCCTCTGCCACTTTGCGTTGTTCTTCTTTGTATCCGTTGTACGATTGCATCGCACGAACACCGACATCGGTTTGCGTATACGCAGGGAAAGTAACAGGGCTGACGTCAAAAAGGCGCACCTTTTTAAGGTCACGGGTGTCCATACCGCCTTCCGATGCCCAACTGTCCTTTTCCACGATAAAACCGATAGACATTTGTGAGATGTCCCCACGGCGGATACTTGTTACGATATCCCTTGCCCAACTGGTGTCGGGAGGGTTGATGCGAACACGGAGTCCCACGTCGTCTTCGGCAAGCTCAAGCGTACCCGCTTTATTTCTGCCAAGGACGTAGTTGGGGTCGTGATTGAAAAGCGCACGGATATCGTCCTGCATAATGCTTTCTGCAAATGCGCCACGGCTCACTCTTTCCTTGAACGGGAAGATACCACCGAGGGTTTCGCTCCAAAGGTCGAATACCGCTGCGTGTCCTTCAATAACACCGCCGCCCTCATCATTCACTCGAAGTTCCGTCATTGGGAGCATTCTCAGTTCCTTCTGATTCTTCATGGCTACCTCCTATTTTTTTATCATCCGTCTTTGCAGACGTCATATTGCCGTTAACGAGATAATCGTCACCACCCTTATCCGCAGGGATAAGCTCCATATCCTCAAGAGTGCGGATATCGTTGATGGACATCCATCCGTTCTGCCTTGCAATGGCATAGCCTTCCATACGGCTTTTGTAATCACCGCGCAAAAGACCATCGACGTTGAATTTTGCAAAATATAAAAGCCGTTCACTTTCATCAAGCAACGACCTCGCTATTTCTTGTTCCCAACGCACTATCCACGGGCGGATGGTATGCTGAACGAACTCTATGGATTGATGTTCAATATTGGAAAAAGTCGCTCTCTCAAGGTCACCTACAAGGTGGGGAGGCACTCGGAAAATACGGCAAATTTCGTTGACTTGGTATTTGCGGGTTTCAAGGAACTGTGCGTCCTCGGGCGCAATACCGATGGTATGGTATTTCATACCTTCTTCCAATACGGCAACCTTATGACTATTGCGTGAGCCTTGGTACACTTGATTCCAAGATGCACGGAGCTTTTCGGGGTCTTTTAGAACGCCGGGGTGTTCAAGCACTCCGCCCGGACGTGCGCCGTTGCCGAAAAATTTAGCGCCATATTCCTCCGTGGCAAGGGAAAGTCCCACCGCCTCACGCGCCTGTGCTATGGGGCTGATACCTTTAATCCCGTCAAAGGACAGACCTTTCAAGTGGAAGACTTGATTTGGCTTGTATACGAAGGTTTGATTCGTTACATCGTCCGTATATGTGTATTTGATTTTCTTGGTCTGCGTATCACGCTCAACTGTCATATTTTCGGGTTTTAAGTACCAAAGCTCGGTGACATGTCCTTGTTTACGAATAATACGCGCATAGGCGTTGCCGTAAAGCAAAAGGCTCGTCATCATCGTTTCTCGGAACTCAAAGCTCGTCATTTCATCGTTGGGTATTTCGTATAGGCAAGAATGCAGAGGATGCGCCTCCGCAAGCTCCTTTTTACCGCCTTTGCCTTTTTTATATAAATGCAACGGCAAACTCGCTATCGTTTCCGCAAGAATTTTGACGCAGGCATAGACCGCCGAGGTCTGCATTGCCCGCATTTCATCAACCCTTACGCCCGCACTTGAATTGCCCACGTAATCCACATCGACACCGCGTATAAACTCCTGCATTTCTTTGCTTGGAGCCGTCCTTGTTTCAGGCGCATCACGGCTACGCTTTTTTGAAAAAAGTCCCATTTTACCTCCGTTTTTGTACGAAAAAAGCACCCACCTTTCGGTAAGTGCTTATCGTATTAAATTGTGTTTATATTAGAATAATTCGCTGATTGCGTTGTATTCTGCGGTTAATCTTGCAACCTCTTGCGCTATGCATTCTCTGCGAAAGCCGTTCTTACAACCTTTGCCCTCGGCGGTAAGGCGTTCAATTTCCGCTTTGCGCCTTTTTAGAACCTCGATTTCGTTGCCCTCAAGGGCATCCTTCATATCCTTTTCAAACCTTGTCATTAGCGCACCTCCACGTAAATACCCGTGTATCTTGCGTAATCGCAGCCTTCGGAGTTTACAAAAATGCAGTATGGCATCGTGGCGCAAACCACTTTGATGCAGTGCCACACGCCGTTTTCGTCCACTCTCATAAGGTCTTTGTTTTCGGTTATAAAAGCGTATTCGTCAAGCATGTCGTTTGCAAAAGCCTCGAACTCGCTCCTTTGAAGGGTTATGGTCTTTTCGGTTGCAACCTCAACCACGCTCCCGCCCCAATCTTCAAGCCATTTCTTTGCGCTCGGCGCTTTTCTTACCATCGTCACTTTCATAGTAAATCTCCTTTGTTTTTTGTATACACATATTAACTCTAAAAGAGATATATATCCAGTGATTTTGGGCAGAATTCAAAGAAAAGTATCAATTTTATAGCACAATTATTCCACGCTCATTATAGATACTTTCCGTACCGCCACCACACCTTATAGCGCGGTCAAGTGCCATAACAGTAGCAACGGCGCAGTCGATTTTTTCGGTAGATTTTTCTTTATCCATCTTGATATTGCCTGCGGGGTCTGTGCGTATAAAAACATTGTCCATCATCCAATGAAGGACGGGGTGTCCGTTATGCGCAAGGCGCTTTTCAAGTGTCAGTTTCATCAGTTCCTTCGTTGGCGGACTCATATCTTTATAACCCTGTCCAAAGGGAACGACAGTGAAACCCATACCTTCAAGGTTCTGTGACATCTGAACCGCACCCCACCTATCGAAAGCAATCTCTTTTATATTGTATTTTTTGCCAAGCTCCTCGATAAAAGCCTCAATAAAGCCGTAATGCACAACATTGCCTTCGGTGGTCATCAAGTGTCCTTGGCGTTCCCATACGTCATACGGAACGTGGTCTCGATTAACCCTCAAAGGGATGTTGTCCTCTGGTATCCAACAGTACGGCAGAACTATATACCTATCATCCTCCGCAGTAGGCGGAAAAACAAGCACAAACGCCGTAATGTCCGTAGTAGACGATAGGTCAAGCCCGCCGTAGCAAACACGCCCACGAAGGCTCTCGGGGTCGATGTCGGCAGCGCAGGCATCCCACTTATCCATCGGCATCCAACGCACCGCTTGCTTTACCCATTGATTTAAGCGTAATTGCCTGAATGCGTTTTCTTCGCCGGGGTTCTGCTTTGCGCTCTCACACGCCACCTTTACCTTGTCGATTCCTACTGTAATTCCAAGGGAAGGGTTCGCCTTCTTCCATACCTTGGGGTCTGTCCAATCGTCCCCCTCATCTGCGCCGTAAATTACGGGATAGAAGGTAGGGTCGATTTTTCTGCCCTCCAAGATATCTTTTGCTTTTTCGTGAGTTTCGTAACAAATGGATTTTGTATCCGTTCCCGCCGTTGTTATAAGGAAATATAGCGGTTGCATACGGGCATCGCCCGAACCCTTGGTCATAACGTCAAAGAGTTTGCGGTTAGGCTGCGTATGAAGCTCATCGAAAACAACGCCGTGGATATTAAAGCCGTGCTTTGAGTACGCCTCTGCCGAAAGCACCTGATAAAAGGAGTTTGTCGGTAGATAGATAATTCGTTTTTGCGATGCGAGTATTTTTACACGCTTTGCAAGGGCGGGACACATTTTTACCATATCCGCTGCGACCTCGAAAACGATACTCGCTTGTTGTCGGTCAGCAGCGCAACCATATACCTCGGCGCGTTCCTCTCCGTCACCACAGGTAAGCAGGAGTGCAATTGCCGCCGCAAGCTCTGATTTGCCTTGTTTTTTCGGTATTTCTATATATGCCGTGTTGAACTGTCGGTAGCCGTTGGGTTTCAGAACACCGAAAAGGTCACGGATTATCTGTTCCTGCCAATCGATAAGTTCAAATTTCTTTCCCGCCCACGTACCTTTGGTATGGCAGAGGCATTCAATAAAATTTACGGCGAAATCGGCGGAGGCTTTATCGTAGTACGAGTCCTTGGCTTTGAACTTGGTCGGCTTGTATCCTTTTAGTTTTCTCGTAGCCCCCACCTCCTTTATAAACGAGAAAAGAGCCTATCAAGGCTCCTTTCCATATTCTGTTTTGTATTTTAATCCTCCGTTTTGCCCGTGAGTATGAATTTGGCGTATTCGCCTCTATGCTCGGTGAGGTATTCCACAAGTTCGTGGTGTCCCATCATCTCGGCTATTTCCGAAACTGTACGGACATCAAACATATTGGTCAGCCCCGTATCCCGAACCTCCAAAATCTGCTTTTTTATGGTTTCGGTCATAGGCGTACCTCACAGTTCTGAAAAGAAAGCGTGACCGAAACACTCTCGGCACTCGCTACAGAGGATATCCTCGTCAATACCTTTGGCAACGCCACCGCAGTATTTGCAAATGTGATGCGTGTTGGCATCGTAAACGGCGGTGATTTTTTCGTTGGGATAGTGCTTTTGGCAAAGTCGTACCCACACCGCCTCGGGATAGTCGAGTTCCTTTTCAAATTGCAGTTCGATAATCGCATCTGCGCCTACGCCGTATATTTTGTTAGTTTTCACTGCGCACCTCCTCAAAGGAATCCTCACCCCACACTAAACCGAGTGAAGAGCCGTTTTCCCACCTTACGTGGATTGTGCCGATATCGTCAACGAACATCACTGTTCCAAGCGTTCCAACGGGCGGTGCTTGTATGTCTTCCATACCGAGCAGACGAACTTTCGTGCCTTTAGGGTAACGCTCTTTGAGCCTTTTTACAAAATCTTGCATAGCCTATCTCCTTTACTTTTTTGGTATGTGTATATTACCTCTAAAAGAGATATATATCCAGCAATTTTGCGCAGATAATTGATAATTTTATGTGTCTTTTTCCGCTTTCCAAGCAATGCCCGCAAGCACGAAAAATACACACGGGAGCGCCACGCCGTTGCCCCACATTTTATACTCTGCGCTATCACTGTGCGGGGACTTGAGCCATTTTATAATTTGCTTTCTGGTCTTTGGCTTGGTGCTGCCGCCTACAACCTTTCGGTGCGTTTCAAATACCTCGCTCCAAAAGGCGATATCTTCCTCGAGAGGTTCTGCGGTTTCAAGATCTGAACACCACCTATCGGGGAAACCTTGGAGCCTTGCACACTCGGTGGGCGTTAACCTGCGGACAGTAAAGTTTTCATCCAGAACGCCGTTGTGGTGTCCGGGACAAGAGCCGTTGACCACTGTGTTGCCCATATTTTCGTTGAAATACTGACCGAGGTCACGGGAGGCACTTGGGTCAAAGCCATAGCAGATGGCGTTGGGGTCTTTATAGTCCCTTGCCATAAGTGTTGGGGATTTTTCCTTTTCCACCTGCGTAAAACTGCCTGTGGTCATTGCAAAAACTGCGTGGCGGTCAATGGTGTTAAGCGTAAAGGAAACGTCCTCTTTTACACCGCTACCTTGTGGGCCGTTCTTGTCATCTCTGCCGATAACAGAGCCTTGAATGCATACCACAGGCTCTCCGCCGTGGGTACACGCAAGGGTCGGCGCAAGTTCCTCCGAAACACCGCATCCGCTTTTGCCTCCGCCTTGGTCTACGCAGACAACGGCAATCCCGCCCTGATTACAAGTGGGATTCCCACCATTACAATCGACAGTTTTTGCGGTTTTTGCCTCATAAACGCCACTGTTCGGGTTAGACGAGCGCATTGCGTTGGAGTCCTTGGAGCAGAACCCAAAAGGCTGAACTACGCAGTTGAAGTTGTCCTTGTCGGGCATACGCTGATTACCGCCTGCGTTTTTAGCGGTGAGCGTTCCTGCGACCTTCTCTCCGTTCCAATATTCGCCGTCAACCACGAAAGGTTGATTATTACCGCCCGTGCCGTAGGTGGACATCACTGTCGGGGCAGTGTCGAGAGGCCCCGTGTACCTTGTATCCTGCGAGTGGTTTTCGTAGACCTGCTTTTCAAGTACGCAAGGCGGATGATGCGCCTCTGCACGGAGCGTACACGTTACCTCTTCGGTAATATCCATACGATTGCCGCCTTGGTCATTAAGAACCACGCCGTTGCGACCTGTGGACATACCGCAGTTAACGCCGAGCGTTGCCGCTTTATCACTTACGCTTCCGTTGTACCCGTCAAGACCGATGCCTGCCGTGTGAGCGCCTTCTTCAAAACCGTTGGCAGCTCTTTGCCACGTGCGGAACTCCTGTTGAGAATACCTTGACAAGCCCTCGGACTTAAATAATATTTCTCCTGCACCCGTGCCTCCAAAATCTGCGACAAGGTAGATTCTGCGTCTTCGTTGGGGGACTCCCCAGTATTGTGCATCCAATACTCGCCAAGCAATGCTGAATCCGCTTCCCACGATAACGCCTGCGGATTTCCACCCGTTGCAAGTAGGCACTGAAAACTCTTCGTCTGCGATTTTACCGACCTCTTCGAGGACGCAGCGGAAGTCTTCGCCCTTGCAGGAACTGAAAGCGCCGGGGACGTTTTCCCACACGATATATCTCGGTTGTTTTCCATTGGTTTTCCTCCTCATTTCTTTGATAATGCGAATTGCCTCATAAAAAAGAACAGACCTGTTTCCATCAAGGCCTGCTCGTTTACCCGCAACCGACATATCTTGGCACGGAGAGCCGAAAGTGATAATGTCCACAGGCTCAATTTCCGCACCATTTATTTTTGTTACATCGCCGTAATGCTTGATACTCGGCATTCTTTTTGTCGTAACTCTTATAGGGAACGGCTCGATTTCCGATGCCCAAAGCGGTGTGATGCCTACCATCGTACCACCAAGCGGGAAACCACCGCTGCCGTCAAATAAGCTACCAAGGGTAAGTTTACTCATCTGCGCTCACCTCGCTGAATTTATACGTTAAGCCGTCCCTCTGTACCGATACATTCGCATCCGTACCCACCTGCTCGATATATCTTTTTACGATAACGTCGCAGAATTTTTCGTCAAGCTCTACTGTATAGCAAGTTCTGTCGGTCTGCTCACAAGCAATCAAGGTAGAACCGCTACCGCCGAAAGCATCGAGAATGAGCGTGTTGCTCATAGACGAATTGAGTATTGGATAGGCAATCAAGGCTATCGGCTTCATCGTAGGATGGTCGGCATTCTTTTTCGGCTTGTCGAATTCCCAAATGGTCGATTCCTTTCTGCCCGTGTACCAGAGGTGCTTTCCTTTCTTTTTCCAACCGAAAAGTATCGGCTCATGCTGCCACTGATAGGGACTTCTGCCAAGCACAAGGCTTTGCTTTTTCCAAATGCAAGTGCCTGAAAGATAGAACCCCGCATCGGCAAACGCACGGCGGAAATTAAGCCCCTCGGTGTCTGCGTGGAAAACATAGATGCTGGCATCGTCTGCCATTACGCTTTCCATATTGGTGAAGGCTGCAAGAAGGAAGTCATAAAAGGCATCGTTTGCCATATTATCGTTCTTAATTTTACCTGCGCTGCCTTCGTAGTTCACGTTATAGGGCGGGTCGGTTACCACAAGGTTTGCCTTCTTTCCGCACATAAGCAAATCAAAGGTTTCAGCCTTGGTGCTGTCCCCACAAACAAGGCGGTGTCTGCCAAGTGTCCACACATCACCGCTTTTGGTTATAGTCGGTTTTTTTAGTTCCGCCTCGACGTCAAAATCATCGTCTTTTAGTCCGTCTTTTACGCTATCCTTAAAGAGGTCATCGATTTCCGCAGGCTCAAAGCCTGTAAGGGATACATCGAAATCCGTGCCTTGAAGGTCGGTAATGAGCAGGGCAAGTTTGTCTTTGTCCCACTCGCCGCTGATTTTATTAAGTGCGATATTGAGTGCCTTTTCCTTTTCTTCGGAAAGCTCCACTACCACGCACTCGACCTCGGTAATGCCCATATCCATAAGCACCTTGAGCCTTTGGTGTCCGCCAACGACTCTGCCCGTGGTCTTGTTCCAAATGACGGGTTCAACGTAGCCAAACTCGGTAATCGAGCGTTTGAGCTTTTCGTATTCCGCATCCCCCGGTTTCAAATCCTTACGGGGATTGTATTCCGCAGGGAGCAAGTCCTTTGTATTCTTTTTTTCGATTACCATTTGCACTCCCTCCTGTAATGACAACCCTCTGCGATTTTTTCGTAGTCCTTATCGTAAAGACCGAGTGCTTTGATAATACCGCCGGAGGTGAGTGCATAATTTTTCTTGACCTCTTCTGCAAGGTCGAGCTTTTTATCGTTGTTTACGCAAACGGACACGGGTTCTGCCACTCCGATTGCATACCCGAGTTGCACCTCGCACCACGAAAGTCCGTGCTTTTCAAGCAGGTCGCAAGCAATATGTCTTGCCATATACGAAGCACTGCGGTCAACCTTGGTGGGGTCTTTTCCGCTGAATGCACCGCCGCCCACAGCACAGTATCCGCCGTATTGGTCGCACACGATTTTTCTGCCCGTAAGACCGCAATCTGCCGTAGCACCGCCTATCGTCCACACGCCAGACGGATTGATGATAAGCTCGGGAAGAGCGTGGTCACCGAAAATGTCCATAAGAATAACTACCACCGAGCGTTTTACGTCCTCAAGCGTTGCAGTTTCCTTATGGCAAGCGGAAACGAGAATGCTATACACCGAATCAAGGTCAGCGTGAGCATCAAGGTCAACAGTAACCTGCGTTTTTGCATCCCCTTTGAAAGGGGTGTCGGGGTTGGTTTCCACGTCGGTTTCGATGGCGTGGATGATTTTATTCGCAAGGTCAAACCCGAAAGGAAGTCTGCTCTCGGTATCCGCCGTTGCGTAGCCGAACATCATACCTTGGTCACCTGCGCCGAAATCCTCCGAGGAAAGCACGGCACTGTTGATTTGCTGACTCTGCTTGCCGATCAGGTTGATAACCTTGTCAACGGAATAGCCGAGCTTTTGCGCCACGCTATGTACGATTTTCTCATAATCGATGGTAGCGCCCGTAGTGATTTCACCGCCAAGCACCACAGTGTTATCCTTGACCATCGTTTCAATGCCGCAGTGGCTGTTTTTATCCTGCTTTAAGCACTCGGTAAGGATGGCGTCAGAAATTTGGTCTGCGTACTTATCGGGGTGATATTTACTGATTTGTTCTGTTGAAAATAATCTCATAAAAACTCCTTTTTTATCTGCGCCTTGAGGCGAGTAATCTTTCCATCATATCATCGTGAGGACTATCCCCACCGAAATCTACCGAGCAATTTTCCTTTACGATTTGGTAAATTTGATACCATATCTGATTGGATTGTTTCATATACTGCTGGCTCATAGAAACATACGGGGATGCGATTGCATTGCCTGTCGTAGGGTGCTTTGCAAGAAAGCCAAATTCCGAGATAGCCTCCTCACACTGCATCCAACGGGAAACGCTCATTGCGTATTGCTCAATAAGCTGACCGCTAACGAGCCGTTCACACCCACGGGCTTTGAGCCAACGATAGATTTCTTTATATATTTCTTCGGCGCAGAGTTCTTTGCCGTTTTTCTGTTGCGCTTTTAGAAAGTCCTTGACGGGTGGCATATCTTCGCCCACCAAATCGTCATCGGCAGGGATGTATTTAGCACCACCCGCCTTGCCTTCCGTAACTTTTTCTGAAAGAGCCTTCGGTTTACGCCCCGAACCAACTCTTGCGCCACCTCTGTTTGTGCCGTCTTTTGCCACTGATTTCACCTCCGTTTGATTTCGGGGGTTAATACCCCGTTTGATTTTCGATTTTTGCGCGTGAGATTGGCGCCCCGCTCACAAGGGGTAAAACCACAGGGATTTTGACCCCCCTCCCTCGATGGGTGCCGCACTCGTCCCGACCTCGACCTCTCGCTACCTTGGCGGAGGGCATCGGGAAGAGCCTTGCTCACGCTACAGAGGTGGTCAGTCCTTTGCGCCACGATGTCTTCCAAAGCGAGAGCCTTCCTCCACGCTCTTACGACTATGACAACTAAAGCACAAACTCTGTAGGTTGCTCGGCTCAAATTTATCTCCGCCTTGCTTGATGGGAATGATGTGGTCAACCATCGTTGCCTTGACCGCTTTGCCGTTCTTCAAGCACTCCTCGCAAAAGGGATGCACGGAGAGTTGACGTTTCCTTGCCAACCGCCACGCCATAGAATTATAAAAATTCTTGCTGAAATCGTCCCGTGCGTATTGGTTGTACAGTTTGTCGGTCAGTTTTTTATGAGCCTCACAGTAGTAGCCGTCTACAAGCTCGGGACATCCGGGGTACGCACACGGCTTTTTAGGTTTTCTTGGCATACCTTCCTCCTTGGGTATAAGAAAAGCCACCCACGGCGTTTTGCGTGAATGGCTTTCGGATATTCTTTTGCAATTATAGTATATCATAAATGCAAGGTGTTCATCTCTGTTCAAACCTGTTCAAAACTGCCATTTTTACGCAGGAACAACAATTTTTTTAAGACCTCTGCTACAAAAACGCCTAACCGAACTGACCGAGAGATTAAGCTCCAAGGCAATGTCCTCCCACGTCATATTTTGCACATAGCGGTAAAGCAGAACGAACCTCTCGTCCACGTCGGGGACTTGTTCGATAACCGCTTGGATTTCTTCCTTTAAGGCGTTAAGCCGTGCAAGCTCCGCATTGATTTCCGCCTCTTTGTCCCATATCTTCTCAAGGGCTCTTACAAAAGGCGCATCCGTACTTTTCGTACCACTCACACGCTCCCCCCAGTTAGGGGAAGAAATACTGCAAGAAAGCTCCCGCAAGGTTTCAAGACACGCAAGGTCATATTTGATTTTTCTGTTCAGGAAATACACCTGATTTAAGTAGTCGTGTGCCGTCATTTACGCTCCCTCCTGTAATTTTCTTATAAGCATCTCGCCGTCCACCGCCGTAAGGGTACGATACCATTCCGAACGGAAGAACCCCTCAACCTCTGCCTTGACCGCTTTGGCGGGTTCGTAACGCGGATGACGTTTCAGCGTTTTTATTGCTTTTCTATAATCTTTTACGGCTTGCAAAATAATAGCGTTTGCCAAGCCTTCATACGCATCCATCATTTGCACCTCCAAAGTTCTGCCTTGACCGCGTCAATCAAGGAGTTCTGTGTTTTTTCTTTCTTTTCAAGGGCAGATAAAACCTTCTCGTCAATCGTCCCTTTGGTTACGATATGGTGGATAACCACTGTGTTCGTCTGACCTTGGCGGTAAAGGCGGGCATTGGTCTGCTGATACAGTTCCAAGCTCCAAGTAAGACCGAACCATATAAGCGTTGAACCTCCCGTTTGAAGATTAAGTCCGTGTCCTGCAGAGGCGGGATGGATAACGCCAACGGCAACCTCACCACGATTCCACGCTCTTATATCCTCGTCCGTTTTAATTTCACGCACATACGGGAACTTTGCTTTTATACGCGCAAGGTCGTGCTTGAACCAATACGCCACAAGAACGGGTTTGCCGTTTGCGCTTTCGATTAAATCCTCCAACGCACCGAGTTTTTCATCGTGGATACGGCAGACACGCTTTTCATCCGCATAGACCGCACCATTCGCCATCTGCAAGAGCTTGTTCGAGAGGGAGGCAGCGTTTACGGCATCCACCTCGCTGTCCCCAAGGCTGACAACCATATCTGCGCAAAGGTTATCGTAGATTTCTTTTTCCTTATCACCCATCTCCACTGCCACAGTGTTCATCACCAAGGGTGGGAGCTTTAAGTAGTCGCAGGCTTTCATAGAAATCGTGATATCCGAAATTTTATCGTATATCTGCTTTTCCGCATTCGGCAGAGGCTTATAGGAAAAAATAACCTGTGCGTTACGCTTGTCGGGGGTAAAGTACGAAAGGCGGTATCTCGTTATGTACCTTCCAAGCCTCTCTCCAAGGTCAAGCAGACGGAACTCCGCCCACAAGTCCATAAGTCCGTTTGACGAAGGCGTACCCGTAAGACCTACCACCCTCGATACGTAAGGGCGCTTTTTAAGTAATGCCTTGAACCGCTTTGCCTTAAAGGACTTAAAGGAAGAAAGCTCATCAATGACAAGCATATCGTAATCAAAAGACACACCGCTTTTTTCAACAAGCCACTCTATGTTCTCACGATTGATAATCGTAATCGTGGCGTTTTTATATAAAGCCGTCAGCCTTTCCGATTCCGTACCGATTGCTACCGCAAAGGTAAGTTCCGAAAGATGCTCCCATTTACGAATCTCATCGGGCCAAGTGTTTTTACCCACACGCAAGGGCGCTACCACAAGTACACGGCTGACCTCACCTCTGTCGTAAAGGTTCTTGATTGCCGTCAGCGTGATTACGCTTTTACCAAGACCACATTCGAGGAATACCGCTGCGACCTCGTTGTCCTCGATGAACTGTGTCGCATATTTCTGATAATCATAAGGTTTGTATTTCATCTAAAATATCTCCAATCTTTTCTGTGTTATCGAGGCAGTAAACCAAAAAGCCGAGCCTCTCAAGCTGTGCTTTTCGGCGTACTTGCACGGGGCGCATCTCCTCGCCGGGGGCTTTCGTTTCCACAAACGCTACCTTGCCTTTCGGCAACAGGACGATTCTGTCGGGAACGCCCACGAATGAGGGGGATACAAACTTTATACAAAGACCACCACGCATCTTAACTGCCTTTACAAGTTTGCTTTCTATAAACTTTTCTGTCATAAAGCCACCTCAATATGACGGGTGGAGGATGATGGAACTTAAAAACGAAACTTTTTTAATTTTCTTCTTTTTAAGATGTCATAAGTAAATTTACATATTTATCTTCCTATCATCCTCCACCCACCGATTTTAAGGAAGAAAATCCTCTTCAGCCGTAGTACCTACACTACGATTCGGTGAGAGGGAAAGTCCAAGCCACGTATTGCCTTGTTTGCCTTTCTTGACCTCAAAGCCCGCAACACGCAAAGCCTCGGCAAAATCACGATTTCGGCGCACGTATTCGCCCGTTTCGGTTGCCCACGCACGATACGCTTTATATAAAGCACCGCCCGGACATTTTTCCATCTCGCCAACAATGCAACACTCCTCAAGGAAGGCGGAAAGCCAATCGTTCTCTTCACGATATTTACCGATGGCATCCTCCACCATTTTGCTGCGAGGTAACTTGTACCCGCCTGCAATAAACATCTTTGCGCCGTCAATTATCCACTGCAATACCGCACCGCTTGCTTTCTCAAGTAGCTCCTCACCGTAGTTGGTCTTGGGGTTCTTGATATTTGCCTGAAAGGGCGCAATAACAAGTCTGCGCCACGTGCCTTTATCGTTGCTACCGACCCTTGGAAGGTGATTAGTATAAAGAACTGTGGTGTGCGTAGGCGTGAACGTAAACGGGTCGTGGTATTTCTTTTCGCCCGTAATACTGTCAACGCTTGCAATCTGCTTGAGCATACTTGTGGAAAGCCTCTGTCCTTCCTCTGTTTCGGAGGCAAGAATAAAACGCTTACCGAGCAGTTCCGCAAGGTCTACCTTGGCATTTTTCGCTCTTGTAGTAAGTGCCTCGGCGGGTATTTTTCCTGCGTAATCACCAAGAACCTCATAAATCGTATTAAAAACAGTGCTTTTGCCGTTTGCGCCATCACCGAAAGCGATAATAAGAGCTTCGTGATATACTTTACCAATAGCAATCGCACCCGCCGCCGTCTGTAAAAATGCTTTGAACTCTGCATCTCCCTGTGCGACCATATCAAGGCACTCGTCCCACATTTCGCTACCGATAACGGAAGACGAAACGCTTGTCATTTTCGTGCAAAAAGCATCGGGTTTATGGGAGTAGACGATACCTGTTTTTAGGTCGATAATACCGCCGGGGGTGTTCAGGTCAAAGGGACTTGCATCAAGGTTCTCGATAGGCAGTTCAAGGTAACTCTTCGCCACACCCATAACGGCGTTGATTTTACTGCCATCGCACATTTTATTTGCGAACTTATGGAACGCAAGCGCCTCTTTAACAAGCGCCTCGTTTTCTTTTTCCGCTTCTTTCTCACCTTTATCCAAGGCATCGTCCCCAAGGGAAGCGTAAGCGTTCTTGACGGAGGCTTTTGCACATTCGAGTACCTTCTTCGCAAACTCGATGTACCTCTGTTGCGCCTTAAGTTCGGAAACCTCCCACTTGCGCCCGTTCCAGACGAGCCAACCCGTAGAAGGGTTATATCTCACCTCGCCTTGGTACTCACGGACGAAAAGCTCTGCCATACTTGTATCGTTGTAGGATTTCGGCTTTAAGGGAATACCGAACTCCTCCTCAACGCTATCGGGGGCATAGTTCTCAAGCGCATCACGGCGAGTGATTTTTTGCATTTCGTCTTCACCGAGAGGCTCTGCAAAGGCATAGCGGTTAATCTGATAAAGGATGGACTTTACCTCTGTGGGCGTAAAGCCACTACGGAGCAACAAAGCGGAATGCTTGAACAGTGCGCCGTTGCGACCATCTCCCTCGCCCATATCGGTAAACTTTGCGGAGTTCCTTACGGGTGCAAAGAATTTAGGATACGGGGTCAGCGGTTTGCTTTCATCGAAATCACGGATAATTTCACGAAGTGCGCCTTTATTTTTCAAAACAACGTACATATTTTTGCCCGTGCGGACATCAAAGGAAAAGCCGAGAGCATCGGTTGCTTTGACCACGCCTTTGGTGCAATACTCGCTTGCCTTGAACATAAAATGCAGACCCCGTGTCGTTTTATAGATACGGCAGTTGAGGTCAAGGTCACAGACAAGGGCCAAAACACGCTCCGCCTCCGAGCCGTCATCGACGTCTTTTACAGTGAACTCTCCGTTGAGGATTCCTGCATATTCCTCACACTCGCTGACCTCTTCGAGGGTAAGGAGTTTTTCGCCGTTACCGAACTTCTGGCACGGCTGTTTATTTTTCGTTTTTACATATCCTCTAAATGGATTTATCATAGTAATGACCTCACTCTTTCTTGTAAAATTCGCACTCATAACCCTCTGCGTTGAGGGGCAAACCTTGCGCCCATTCGGGATTTATCGACATTATTTGACAACACTCCTTTACATTTGACACACCAAACGGCACTTCAAGCACCACCTCATCATGTACGTGCATCGTAATCGCAAAGCCTTTTTTATCAAGCCTCTGCATAGCCTCAACAAGGATATCCCTTGCCGTAGCCTGAACGATATTTTCCACGAACTTGGGGCCGTAGCTCTCGATGCGTTCCCACTTTTTCGATGCACCGACACCTTCGTATGTAACGCACTCACCGCCAAAGCCGTTGATGCCCATGCGGGGACGGACATAAGCAAGCCGTCTGCCCGAAGGAAGTCTTATGAAAAGAATGCCTTTTTCGTAGGAAAATGTAAGGCCATAGCACTCATAAGAGGCTTTATTTGCGACCACATATTTGACCGCGCGGTCTACCTTCCACCAGAATTTCGTAATATTCGGGTTCGCTCCACGCCAAGCGGTAACAAGTCCTTGAAGCTCCTCCTCTTTAATGCCCATAGCAACTGCACCCATTGCTTTCAGTGCGCCTACCGAGCCACCATAACCGAGGGCAAGCTCTGCGATTTTACCTTTTTGACGGAGGTGTCCGTTTACGCCGTTTTTAACAACGGGAATTCCGAACATCTGCGAGGCCGATGCGCAATAAATATCTCCGCCTTCACGGAAGACATCTAAACGCCAAGCCTCACCTGCATACCAAGCAAGCACTCTCGCCTCGATAGCGGAAAAGTCGGATACGATAAATCGGTGTCCGTCCTTCGGTACAAAAGCGGTACGAATAAGCTCGGAGAGTACATTTGGGATATTGCCATAGGTTTCCTCGATAGCCGTACAAGCCTCATTTCGTACCATTTCTCTTGCTTTCGGCAAGTCATCAAGGTGATTCTGTGGTAAATTTTGAACTTGGATATTTCGCCCCGAGAAACGCCCCGTTCGTGCTGCGCCGTAGAACTGAATAAGACCTCTCGCTCTGTCATCTGCGTTGACAACGGTTTTCATTGCAACGTATTTTTTAATGCTTGACTTTGCGAGTTCTTGGCGTAGGCGCAGGATTTCTTCCACGTTTCCGCTTGCATCTTTGAGAAGGCGTGCGACCTCTGCCTTGGAAAGGTTCTCAATCGTCTGTCCTTGCTCCACAAGCCAAGCCTTGAGCTGCGCCGGGGAGTTGGGATTGTCTACACCCGTGAGCGCCTTTGTACGCTCGGTGTTCTTTGTAGTAGTTACGGCATCGCAGGCTATGGCGTGGTCAACAAAATCGGTATCGAGGGCTATGCCGTAGTCGTTGATGCGTTGGTCAAGATGATAATTGTCCCACTCGGTATCCGATACAGGGAACGCACCAAGCCGTGCTTGGATTTGCATTTCGGTTTCTACATCTCGTTTGTTATATTCCTTGAACTGCGCCCATTTATCGTAGGCGTGGTAAGGATGATTACGCCTTCTTCCGCCGTTGATAGCGGTAGGCTCACAAGGTTTGCAAAAATAACGTATAAGGTCTTTGCCGACAGTAAGTTTTTGCTTTTCAAGACCGAGAACGGCTCCTACCTTTTCAAGGGAAAGAGGCAGACCGAGGGTTGCCGACCATACCATCGTGCAGTACCACGAATCGGGACTTATATACTCTCCGTTGCCCATACCGAGAAACCTCGACAGGCATACACGCTCAAACTGCGCATTGAAAGCGAATTTGCGTACATTTTTATCCGTAAGAGCATCAATAATATCCTTGGGGATACGCTCACCGCAGGCAACGTCAACAACCTCGACCTCTCCACCATCGATAGCGTAGGCAAAAAGCAAAATTTCAAAGTCCGCACTCTCGGCGTAGCGGTAAACTCCCGCTTTGGTTAAGTCCACCGATGAAAAAGTTTCTATATCTATGCTGATTGTCTTCATGCTACCTTCCTAACTGGCATAAGGGCGGTAGATTGCTCCACCACCCTCGCCATTGTATTTTTAGCCGAGCAGGTCATCGTCCTCGTCAAGAGTACCGAATTCTGCAGATGCGTTGGTCTTACCGCCGAGGGGTTCACCATCACGAACCTTCTGAATGTTGCCAAGGCCACAGGCAATACCTCTGTTGCCGTTGGAGTTGAAAGCATAGAAGTTGATGGACACTCTTGCGTAAACACCGCTATATACCTCGCCTCTGTCAAGGATAGGCTGAACCTTGGTGTCTACAATTTGGGGTGCGGTAACACTGTTTGCGTTGATGAAATATGCGTTTGCATAAGCCTCATCGTCCTCACGCTCTACGTCTCCGTCACGAAGGGGCAATTTCAGTGCCGCACGATTGGGCTTCTTGCCTCCGAACTTACCAACGCCCTCGTCAATGGCGGCGTTGATAGCCTCGTTAATCTTTGCGATGGTTTCGGTGTCGCTCTTGGGGATGATGAGGGAAACGCTATACTTGGGCGTTGCGCCTTCAGTGGGTGCTTTAGGCTCCCATACGTTTGCGTAAGAAAGTCTTACGAGTCCAGTTACTACTTTTGTCTTGTTGATTGCCATAATTTTTAATCTCCTTTTATTTCACTAAATTCTGTTTTGGCGTCTGATACCTTGATTGCTTGGCGCTTGTCGGTATCGGGAACAAGCGTTGGTTTGCCTTGGGGTTTTACGATTAGACCTCCGAGGACTTTCGCAAAATCCGTCTTGCCCATAAGTCGTTCCATTTCGGTAATGCTTATAAGGGACTTTTTGTAAATGTCGTGGTAGCCTGCATCGTTGGCGGCGGCAATAACCGCACCTTCGTCTGCATACCTGCGCACCGACCTGCCTTCTACGAGCTTGAAGCCTGACCACTCCTTACCTGCGAGTGCCTTTGCCAGAGCGTATTCTTGGATTTCATCCGCCCACTTCTTGATATCGGGAAGTTTAGCAAGGACGTCCTCGATTTCCGCGTCCGTCAAAAGCGGTGGAAGTTTGAACTCGCTTTGCGCGAGCCTTAACTTTTCCTCGGCTCTCGCACGGCACTTGACCGCTGCTTTGCAGAATAAGCACCATTCGCCGGGGCAATAATCGCCCTCGCCTCGAAAGGCTTTCTCTGCTCGGGGTACAAGTTCTTTCGCCGCCCATTTTTTGAGCTTTGCCACTGTGGTTTCCCATGTGCTGACGTTCGCTCTGCGGGGTTGGAAAACTGTGAGTTTGACCTTCTTGATTTGGTACTTTTCCTCATAGAGCCTTAAAGCGCCGAGCGCATACAATTTCATTTGCGGATTTTCTTCGGAATCGACAAGTACGCCCATTCCGTATTTCAGATCCGCTATGTGCAAACGCCCACGGCTGACGATAAGACAATCGCAAGTGCCGAAAGATTCTGGGACATAGCACCCAAGGTCAAGCCTCTGCTCAATAAATACCTGTGTATCGGGGTCGCGCCTACGCTCCTTGATTACTTGCTCCATAACGAAATCTGCGTAATCATCGGTGTAAGCCTCCATTTCGTCATCATCATATACGGACACGGGGCGTTCACTCTGTAACTTCAGCCTTCGTTTGAGCTTGTGTTCTGCAAGGGCGTGGGCTGCACTTCCTTGGGCTGCTGCCTCGCTTTCACGCTCCGAAAACTCACATTCGAGTCTTGCAGAGGGTGTACACGAAAGCCAACGCTCGGAAGCCGATGCCGATAGCAGGGCGTGTTTGTTAGGTGGCACTTTCCGCACCTCCTTCTCGAGCCGTTGCAATGGATACCTCCATTACCGCATCACCCGGCACAAGA